AAAGCCAGCCAGATGGAATAATCGGGATCGACAACTGGCGAGACTTTGTTGTTTGCTTTGGCTCTACAACAATCGAATACTTCTCTTTAACGGGAGCTTCTGGCGGCGTTGGTGCGTCTCTTTATCAGTCACAGCCCTCACTAATGGTGCAAAAGGGCATAGCAGGCACTCACTGCAAAGTTAAATACGCTGATACGCACGCTATACTGAGCCACCCTGCAACTGGTGCTCCATCTGTTTACATCATTAATGCAGCACAGACTCAGCAGATCGCCACGGCATCCATAGAAAAAATACTGCAGCTGTACTCTGCTGATGAACTTTCATCTGCCGTAATGGAGTCACTAAGATTTGAAGCTCATGAACTTCTCATAATCCATCTTCCCAAGCACGTACTTATCTATGATGCCTCCGTGTCGCAGGGTGGCCCGCAGTGGGCTGTATTGAAGTCAGGATATGGTGACGAGGTCTACCGGGCAATTGACTTCATTTATGAGGGTAATGTGATTACGTGCGGAGATAAATCAGAGCCATTAACTGGGGTTCTTGATACAGAAATTTCCGGACAGTATGGACAGCCGCAAGAGCACTTGCTTTTCACTCCTCTTTTTCGGGCTGATAACGCCAGAGCATTTGATTTTGAACTTGAATCCAGCACGGGATTATCTCAGCACGCGGAAAAAATGTTCATATCAGCAACGGCTGACGGAATCAATTACGGACGTGAGCAGTTGATACCGTGGAATGCTCCATTTCGGTATGACCAGCGGGCTTTGTGGCGGCGTCTCGGTCGCATCCGTAAGAATATCGGGTTCAAGGTCAGGATAATCACCTCTTCACCGGTAACGCTGAGTGGCTGTCAGCTAAGGCTTGAGTAATGGCAGATGAACCGCAGAAAGTGATAGTACAAGCATCACGGCTTGATGACCACATGCTACCCGGGAACTTTTCCCTTGCTTACAGGCTATATGTTATCCAGCAGGGCGCAGACCTTAAAGGCATAGCAGATGCGTCAAACAGTGCTAATGATCTTGCCTATCAGGCGACACTGAAAAACATAGAGCAGGATAATACCCTTGCGGACCACAGCCTAAGAATACGCTTCACTGAGACAAGTCTTGATAGTCAGGGCCAGCGCATAAGCAACGCTGAAAAGGCAATAGTTTCCATTGATAGTCGCCTCTCAGTTGCTGCAAATGACATTGATTATCTGGAGACGCAAGTTAGTGCAGCAAACACCGCCATAGGTTCGTTGCAAACGGATTATGTATCCAAAACAGCAACATCTCCTCAGTCGCTTTCCTCGTCTCTAAATATAATCACTGCATTTTCAATAAACGGAACAAAGGTTTTGGGAGGCAGGAATCTGGGATGGACGGCAGCTACGGGCACAGCGCTGAAAGGGGCGTTTAATGCTGACCAAGCTTATGTGATAAGTGGCACATATAACGCGAGTGAAATTCAGGCTTTGCGAGATGGCTTAACTCAGGCAAGGCAGAGAATGAAAGCTCTTGAGGATGCACTCAGATCGCACGGGCTGATTAACTGATGATTACATTCAATCCAACCAGAAATATCGACCTGATAGAAAGCGTCGGCAATCATCCGGACATCATCGCCGGAAGCAACAACGGTGATGGCTATGAATATCGCCCGGAGTGCAAATACTTTGAGGTGAATGTTCACGGCGTTTTCGGCGGCATCGTGTATTACCACGAAATCCAGCCGATGAGTTTTGACTGCCATGCCATGTACCTACCTGAAGCCCGCGGATTCAGTTTTGATATCGGCCTGGCGTTCTGGCGTTACATCATCGGCGCTACTGGTGTTCAGTGCGTAACGTCATTCGCCGCCCGTAAATTCAGGCATGGGCAGATGTACTGCGCGGCTATCGGCCTGAAACGCGTCGGCACCATCCGAAAATACTTCAAAGGCACTGATGACGTAACGTTTTACAGTGCCACGCGTGACGAGCTAATCACCTTTCTAAACTCCAGGAGTTAATCATGCATTTTGCAATGAAGCTGGGCAGGAAGCTGCGCGGCGAGGAGCCGCTTTACCATGAAAAAGGTGGTAAGGGAGGCGGGGGTGGAGACGCTCAGGCTAAAGCGTTAAACAAATCCACGGAGCTGCAGCGCGAGCAGTGGCAGACGGTGATGAACAATCTGGCACCGTTCACGCCGCTTGCGCAGCAGTATGTATCTCAGCTGCAGAACCTATCTACCCTTGGTGGGCAGAATAGTGCGCTCAACAGCTACTATGGCTCAGACCAGTACAAACAGCTGGCAAATCAGGCGCGGTATCAGTCACTGGCTGGCGCAGAGGCAACTGGTGGGCTCGGTACAACGGCAACCAGTAATCAGCTCGCCAGCATAGCGCCGACACTGGGGCAGAACTGGCTAAGCGGGCAGATGCAGAACGCGCAGAATCTGGCAAACATTGGACTTGGTGCGCTGCAGGGTCAGGCTAATGCCGGTCAGACGTACGCAAATAACGCCGGTTCAATTTATCAGCAACAGGCAGCACTTGCGGCAGCAAACGCTAACCGACCATCAGGTTTTCAGAGTGCGCTGGGTGGCGCAGCATCGGGTGCTGCTGCCGGCGCTGGGTTAGGAAGCATCGTTCGCGGGGTTGGCACTGGCATTGGCGCAGCAATTGGTGGCGGCCTCGGCCTGCTTGGATCGCTTTTCTAAGGGGTGAGCATGGCACTTTCACAATCATGGAACGGCGGCGGGCTTTTAGCCGGCATCGGTGGTGCAAACATGAATGCACCGCAGGCAAATGACGTCAACGCCACGCTTGCACTCATCCGGGATAACAACGCTCAGCAGGCCAGTGGCGCTAACAACATGGGCCTGCAGGCTTTACAGGGGCTGGGTGGTGTTGCTCAGGCTTACCAGCAGTCAGCTCTGGCAGAAGGGCAGAAAGCATTTAACCAGGCGCATGCTCAGGCGTGGGCGACGGGCGATACCTCTCTGTTGCGTCAGTTTGCGCTGCAGAACCCGGCATTTGTCGAGAAAGCACAGCAGGCAGTAGGCCACCTGAATGACCAGCAGAAAGCTGATATCGGTTCTCTGGCGGCGGGAATGCGTGTGTCACTATCTCAGGGGCCAGAGGCGTTCAGCAAGTTTGTGAACTCTAACGGGGCAGCGCTGCAGCGAGTTGGTGCGGACCCGGGTACTGTTCTGCAGATGGGCGTAACTGACCCGCAGCAGGCGCAGCAGTTCGTCGACACCCTTGGTATGTCATCACTGGGTGGGAAAGACTATTTCGACGCGGTAGACAAGCAGCAGGGGCGCAAAATTGACGTTGGTAAGTTGCAGGAAACTATCCGCAGTAACCAAGCTGGCGAGGCTATTCAGGTAAGAGGGCAGGATGTAGCAGCGGCAACGGCACGCAGGGGTCAGGATATTACTATGCGCGGACAGGACATCAGCGCATCGAACTCTGCAGCAGACCGGGAGCTGCGTAAGTTTGCACTGCAACAGCAGGCAATAACAAACCAGCTCTCACGTGCAAAAACACAAGCAGAAGTAGAAAGCCTTAACCTTAAGCTGGACCAAAACAAGCGTCAGCAGGTAGAAGCTCAGCAGCAGAAACAGGTATCCCTGGGGTACGCTTCAGAAGCTGCACAATTAGCAAAAGCCCTATCAACAGATCCTGATCTGGGTCAGGTGACAGGGTCAGTAAATACCTGGACTCCGGTAGTCAGAAATAGCAGCCAGGACGTACTAAATAATGCCAACCGTCTTCAGTCACTACTTACCTCTGACAACCTCAAGCTAATGTCTGGCGTGCTGACTGACAGAGATATTGTTTTCCTCGGTAATATTGCATCGGGCCTTAACATTACTGACAAAGGCATTAAAGGTAGCGAGGCATCGGTCAGGAAACGGCTGAGTGATATTGCGACCAAGCTTGACTCTAAACTATCAGCGCAAGGATATGCAGGGACAGCGCAATCTCAAGTAGGAGCTCCTGACTCCCAGCCAGCAGCTGCCGGCGGATTTTCAAACCTATGGGGTGATTAATGGCTAAGGCATGGAAAGAGGTTATTGCTTCTCCGCAGTTTCAGGCTTTGCCAGCGGAACAACAGTCAGCAGCGCAGGAGCAATATTTCAATGAGGTTGTTGCTCCCCAAGCAGGCAGTAATGCAGCTGCAGCCCGGCAGGCATTTTTCTCCGCTTATCCAACAGTGACCAGCAGCCAACAAAACCCGGCATCAATGTGGCAAACCGCAGCACCGGCTAATCAGCAAAGCGCCTCATGGGGAGACAGAGCGCCGCAGAATCGAGCTCAACAGATAGCGGGTGGCCTGGCTGAAACTGGACGCGGTGCGCTGCAGGCAGGTGTTAATATTGCAAACATTCCTGCTGAGCTAACAGATGCAATTGTCAGCGCGGGTGCATGGCTCGGCAATAAGCTTGGCATCGGAGATGGCACATATGATGCAGCGCCGCGGCTCACAACAGACGGAATTGAAAGTGCTTTAGGGCTGAGCAAAGGAACCCTTACACCACAAAGCGAAGAAGGAAAGGTATTTGCAGAGGCTTTACCTTATCTAACCCCGGTTGGGCTTGAAAGGCTGGCCACCTCGGCGCCAACGCTTGCAGGTCGTATTTTTAA